GGCATGCGTCGCCCCGCGCGATATTCCCGAACTTTGTGGATGGCCCAAAAGGGGGTAGGTTGCAAATCGCCTAAGTATCTGTTGTCGAACGACGGTCGGGTGCTGACGCTACAGGCAGGGAGGACGGATCGATGGCAACCCGCGGCCGTAAACCCAAGCCCGCCGAGCTTCGGCTGCTCGAGGGCAACCCCGGTCATCGCTCCATTCCGGATGTGCCCAAGTACGGCAAGCTGACTGAGCACCCTCCGAACGAGCTACCGCCCCTGGGCCGCAACCTGTGGCGCCGGCTCACCAAGGAGTGGGCGGGAGAGGGCAGCATCGTCCAGTCCACCGACCGCGAGGCGCTGCTGGTGCTCTGCGACGTGTGGGCGGTGTACTGCGATGCCATGGCCAAGGTTCGCCAGTTTGGCCCGCTGATCAAGTCCAAGAACAACAACCAGGACCGCGCGGCCGTCATCGTCAACCCGGCGTGGCGGGTGGCCCGGGATGCGGCCCGGCAGCTGGAGGAGCTGTGGGCGCGTTTCGGTCTCACGCCCTCCGACCGGGCCCGGATGAATATCGCGCCGGAAGGCGGGGCCGATGAAACGGAAGACTTCCTCTTCGGTGGAGGTAGCCGCCGGGCTGCAGGCTCCTAGTCAGCGGCCCATCGGCAGGCTGGAGCGCCTGGCCTACGAGCGGGCTGCCCGCGATCGCCGTGAGGGTCACAAGCGCGGCCTCTGGTTCGACGCTGCGGCCGCCGATCGGGCGGTAGCCTTCTTCGAGCGGCACTGCCGACACTATGAGGGCAAGTGGGCCGGCCAGCGCCTGCTGCTTGAGGACTGGCAGAAGTTTCGGATTGGGGAGACCTTCGGCTGGCGGCGCAAGGACGGCACACGGCGCTTCCGGACCTCGTACAACGAAGTGCCGCGCAAGAGCGGCAAGTCCACGGAGGCCGGCGGCATCGGCCTCTACCTGTTCGGCGCCGATCATGAGCAGGGCGCCCAGGTCTACTGCGCGGCCACCAAGGAAGAGCAGGCGCGCATCGTCCATGACACGGCCAAGGCCATGGTTCGGCAGTCACCGGAGTTGGGCCGGTTCTTCAAGGTCTTCGCCAAGAGCATCGTCTGCTACCAACTGCACAGCCGCTTCAAGCCCCTGGGGGCCGACTCCAAGACTCAGGACGGCCTGAATGTCCACGGGGCCATCATCGACGAGACCCACGCCCACACCGACCGGCGCGTGTGGATGAAGCTCAAGACCGCCATGGGCGCCCGCGAGCAGCCGCTCATCTGGATCATCACCACGGCCGGCATCTACGACCCCACCTCCATCGGCTGGGAGCTGCATGACGACGCGGTCAAGGTGCTGGAGGGCGTGTATGAGGACGACGCCCAGTTCGCCTACATCGCGGCGGCCGACGAGGAGGACGACTGGACGGCCCCGGCCACCTGGTGGAAGGCCAACCCCAACCTGGGTGTATCGGTCGGCCTGGACTACCTGACCGAACTCTGTGAGGAGGCGAAGCGCAAGCCCAGCTTCCAGAACGAGTTTCGGCAGATGCACTGCAACCAGTGGGTGGAGCAGGTAACCCGCTGGCTGTCCATGGAGCGCTGGAAGGCCTGCTCCACGGCGAAGCTCGCGGGGCTTGAGGGTCGGGCCTGCTACCTGGGCCTCGACCTCTCGCAGAAGCTGGACCTGACCGCGGCCTGCCTCTGGTTCCCGCCCAAGGACGAAGGCGAGAAGCACAAGCTGCTCTGGCGCTACTGGGTGCCGGAGGAGCGGGTGCGGGAGGTGGCGCAGACGGGGCGCGTGCCCTACGCCAGCTGGGTAGATGCGGGGTGGCTCACCACAACGCCGGGCGACGGCGTCGACTACGACGTGATCCGACAGGACATTCTCGGGCTGGCCGAGCGCCACAGCATCCAGGAGATCGGCTTCGACCCCTACAACGCCTGGGACATCTCGGGGAAGCTCGGCAACGACGACGGCTTCCAGATGCGCGAGGTCCGGCAGGGCTACCTGACGCTCTCTGAGCCCACCAAGGAGTTCGAGCGCATGGTGGTCACCGGGGAGCTGGACCACGGCCAGAACCCGGTGAGTCACTGGATGGCCTCCAACGCCGTGATTCGCAAGGATCCCGCCGGCAACATCAAGCCGGACAAGGAGCGAGCCACGGCCAAGATCGACGGCATCGTGGCCGCCATCATCGCCCTGGTGTGCGTGCTGGTGCACAAGGACAACACCTCGGTCTACTCGGACCGCGGCCTGACCGTCCTCTGACAGGAGGCGACGTGGAGCAAGACGCTGGGAATAAGGCCGAGCAGAGGACGCTCACCCTCTCCGACGGCTGCATCGTCATGGGCGCGCTCCTGGTGGCGCTTGGTATCGGCCTCATCTACTGGCCGGCGGGCATCATCGCGGGAGGCCTGCTGCTGGTCGCCCTCGGCTTTGTGGTGTTCGACTGATGGGCCGCATCAAGGGAGCCGTTAAAGTCAGCTTCGGGCATCCCTCTGAGCCGAGCGAGGAGCTGCTCCGGCTTTTCGCGTACGGCGAGAGCACCTCCGGGGTTGCGGTCACCGAGACCACGGCCCTGGGCTGCGCCCCCTACTGGTCCTGCACGCGGGTTATCGCGGAGGACGTGGCTTCGCTGCCGCTTCCCGTCTACCGCAAGCTGATCCCCCGGGGCAAGGTGCGGGCCCCCGAGCATCCGCTCTATCGGCTGCTGCACGACGAGCCCAACCCGGAAATGCAGGCCATGGACTTCCGCGAAGCCGTGACCAGCCACGCCGTGACCTGGGGCAACGGCTACGCTGAGATCGAGCGGACGAACGCGGGAACCATCAAGGCGCTGTGGCCACTCCGCCCCGATCGCATGAGGCTGGAGCGCCGCGACGGCCAGCTCTACTACCTCTACACCGTGGGCGGCGTGACCTACGCGCTCCTGCCCCGGCAGGTGCTCCACATCCACGGGCTGGGCTTTGACGGCGTGGTCGGCTACTCCGTGGCCCGGGTGGGGGCGAACAGCATCGGTATCGGCATGGCCCTGGATGAATACGCCGGCCGGCTCTTCTCCAACGGGGCCGCCCCCCGCGGCGTCATTGAGCAGCCTGACAACGGCAAGAAGCTGGGCGACGAATCCATCAAGCGGTTGCGAACCAACTGGGACGAGACCTACGGGGGCCTCTCCAACGTGCACCGCGTGGCCGTTCTGGAGGAGGGCCTCACCTACAAGGCCGTGGGCCTGCCCCCCAATGACACGCAGATGCTGGAGAGCCGCCAGTATCAGGCGGTTGAGGTCTGCCGCTGGTTCCGGATGCAGCCGCACAAGATCGGCATTCTGGACCGCGCCACCTGGGCCAATATCGAGCAGCAGAACATCGAGCACGGCACTGACACCATTCGGCCCTGGTGCGTTCGCTGGGAGCAGGCCGTAACCGCCCGCCTCCTCACGGAAGCGGAGCGCCGGGACTACGTGGCCGAGCACCTGATTGACGCCATCATGCGGGGTGACGCGAAGAGCCGCGGGGAGGCTCACAGCCTTGGTATTCAGAGCGGCTATCTCTGCCCGAACGATGTGGCCGAGATGGAGAACCGCAATCCCATTGAGGGCGGCGACCAGTACTTCATCCCGCTCAACCTCGTTCCGCTCGCCCAGGCCGGGCAGCCCAGGGAAGTGGAGCCCAAAGCGCCGGATATGGACGGCCTGCGCCGCGACCGCTTGGCGCTCGGCCTCTCCCGGCTGCGCAAGGCCTATGCGCCCGCGATAGCGGCCGGCTTCCGCAACCTGGCGGCCGAGGAGCGGCGGGCCGTCATGACCGGGCCGGCTACGCTAGCAGATACCGATGATCCGGCGGTGGAGGTGGAGGCGGCGCTGCAGACCACGTACGGCGAGCTCACCAAGCGGGTCCGCGCTCACGTGGTGGGCCCGGCTGTCTCCTACGGCGAGGCAGTCGAGGACCTGGCGAGGCAATGCGGGGTTGCTGGCAGCGACTCGCCACTGGTCGGCCTGAAGGTTGAGCTCAACGCGGCCGAGCATGGCAGCCTCTACTTGAATGATGGCCTGGACACATTGCTGGCCACGCTGTCTGAGTCAGTAGGCTTGGGGGCCACGTTTGACCGCTGGCAGCACGAGGGCCGCAGCGCCCGCTACGTGGCTCCGCTCATGGATGACATTGAGGCCCTGATGATTCCCGCCGGGCTCCTGCCGGCAAAGGAGGACGAGTGATGCTGCCCACCAGACTGAAGCGCTTCCTCGCGAAGCCGGCCGGCAACCTGCAACTGGTACGGGGCGAAGCCTCCGAGCCGGAAATACTCCTCTACGACGAGATCGGCTTCTGGGGCATCACGGCCGACGCCTTCCGCCGCGAGCTGGCCGGCATCGACGCCGCCACCATCCACCTCCGCATCAACAGCCCGGGTGGAGATGTCTTTGACGGTATCGCCATGTACAACGCGCTCATCGAGCATCCCGCTCGGGTGATCGTGCACATCGACGCCTGGGCCGCCTCCATGGCGAGCATGGTGGCCATGGCCGGCAACGAGATCCGCATCGCCGAGACCGGCTTCCTCATGATCCACGATCCGTGGACCATCGTCGCCGGCAACGCGCGTGACTTCCGCTCCGCGGCCGATGTCCTCGACAAACTGACCGGCTCGCTCCTCCTCTCCTACCAGCAGAAGACGGGCGCGGAAGCGGAGCAGGTGCGGGCCTGGATGGAGGCTGAAAGCTGGTTCAACGCGCAGGAGGCCCTGGACCTCGGCTTCGTGGACGAGGTCACCGGCCGCGATGACGAGGCGCTCGATCAGGCAGCCGCCCTCTTCGACCTTTCCGTATTTGCCCATGCACCGGAGGCTCTTAAGGTCGCCGGCGCCAACCTAGCTGCCCCGCGGGACGGCGAAAACCAGGCCGCGGCTGAACTGCTGCGGCTTCGGCTGGATCTGGCCGCCAAGACCTGACAGGGCGCATACCGGTTCCCTTCGAGTGGCCACCTCCGGGTGGCCTTCTTGTTATCCGACCTAAGACAAGTGAGGTGAAATGTGAACCCCATTGAGATGAGGCAGCGCCGTGCCGCGCTCATCGCCCAGGCCCGTGCCATTCTGGATGGCGCCGAGGGTCGCGGACTCTCCGCCGAGGAGCGGCAGGAGTACGACCGCATCGATGCTGATGTGGATGCGCTGGCCGAGGACATTACCCGCGCCGAGCGGCAGGAGCGCCTGGAGGCCGACCTTATGGGAAGCGCCGGCCCGGTGGCCGGCCGCCGCGACCTGCCCGGCCAGCCGGCGGGAGCGCAGGACGCCCCGGTGGCCATCAACGCCCAGCCCGAGTACGCCGAGGCGTTTCGCAAGTACCTGGTCAGCGGCAGTATGGCTCCGCAGTTCCACGGGGCGCTGCAGGCGGACAACGACACGGGGGGCGGCTACCTGGTGCCCAGCGAGCTGTCCAGCCAGATCATCCAGGCCAAGGACAATCTGGTGTTCATGCGCCGGCTGGCGAACGTCATGCAGCTGACCCAAGCCGCCAGCCTGGGCTGCCCCAGCCTGGACACCGACCCCTCGGACGCGGCCTGGACCGCTGAGATCGTGGCCCCCACGCCGGACACCGCCATGGCCTTCGGTGGCCGGGAGCTGACCCCGCATCAGCTGGCCAAGGAAGTGGACGTGTCCAAGCCTCTGCTGCGGCGCGTGCCCTCCATGGAGGCGCTCATCCGTGACCGCATCGCCTACAAGATGGCCGTTCCGGAGGAGAACGCTTACCTCAACGGCTCCGGCGCCGGCCAGCCGCTGGGCGTGTTCACCGCCTCGGACAACGGCATTTCCACCAGCCGAGACGTGTCCACGGGTAACACGGACACTTCGATCATGTTCGACGGCCTGAAGGAGGCGCAGTACACGCTCAAGGCGCAGTACTGGAACTCCGCGCAGTGGATCTTCCACCGCACGGCCGTCAAGCAGATCGACAAGCTGAAGGACGGCGATGGGCAGTACGTGCTGCGGCCCGATGTTCGGGGTGGCGGCCCCGTTGACCAAGTGCTCGGCTTCCCGCTGAACATCAGCGAGTACGCGCCCTCGACCTTCACCACCGGCCTGTACGTGGGCCTGCTGGGTGACTTCTCCTACTACTGGATCGCGGAGTCGCTCGGGATCTCGGTGCAGGTGCTGCTGGAACTGCTGGCCCGCACCAACCAGGTCGGCTTCCTGGCCCGCCAGGAGATCGACGGTATGCCGGTGCTGGCCGAGGCCTTCGTCCGCGTGAAGCTCGGCTGATAGGGGAGGTGAAGAAAGATGCTTGGAAAGAACCTGCTCGGTAACGTCAAGATCACCCGCGTGCTGGCCGCCGTGGTCGCCGGCCAGGCGGCCTCCTCTGGAGACATCCTGGACATGGAAGGCTTTGAGGGCGTGCTGTTCATCGCCAAGGTGGGCGATGTGGCCGCTACCTCCGTGCTCACTCTGGCCGCCCAGCAGGGCGCCGAGGCCGGCGGTGGCGACATGGCCACCCTGTCTGGAACCGTGACCTACACCGCCGGCGCCACCGACGCCGATGACGACCTGCTGGTGCTGGACGTGTTCAAGCCGCGCGAGCGCTATGTGCGACCCGTGCTGACCAGCGCGACCGCCGACGCCGCAAAGAGTGGCGTGGTGGCCATCCAGTACGGCGCCCGCAAGGTGCTCATCACCCA